TAAAGCTGCTGTTTGTGTTCCTGCTCCAGCTAATTGATCTCTTGCTGTTTGTATGTCAGGAGTTGCTGTCCAAGATGTTCCATTATATGATTCACTATCATTACCACCAGAACTAGGAACTGAAGTTTCTGATCCAAAAGCTAATGCTGCTGTTTGTATTCCTGCTCCAGCAAAACTATATCTAGCGTTATTTAAATTTCCACCTGATGACCATGCACCAGTTCCTTGAATACCATCAACACGCAAATTACCTGTAGTAGAATTATACCATACTTGTCCATCTTCTGAATTTGCAGGATCTGAAGATAAATATTTAACTCTTAGTCCTTTAATTTGTGGATAGGTAGTCATTTATAAATTCCTAAGGTAGTGTTATATTTGTTGGTCTTGATGACATAGCTTTTTGTTCATCACTTAATAAATCCCATGCTTCTTGTGCTTCAGTTATTTCTGCATCAACAATAGCTTGTGCTTCTGCTTTTGTTTTTGTAATACCATTTTTACTAGCTAACCACACAGCACCTTTTTCATTGTTTCCAATAACCCATACATTTCCAATAAAACCTTGAAGATAAAAATCTAATCTATCTTGACGAGTAAAGAAATCTTTACCTGTGTTTGTAGCTGTTCCATATATAAATAGTGACATAATTTTTACTCCTTTGTTATTATACTTTTAATTTTATTCATTATCAACTTGTTGTTAATGTTTGTACAGTTGCTGCAAGAGTATATTCTTCTGTTGCTGATGTTAAACTTCCAGTAAAAGCACCAACCACTATACCTGCAGATCCTGTTCCACCGCCAGTTCCATATCCTCTTGCCGTTGCCATAGTTGATTGAGCTGTCCAACTTGTTCCATCGTATGATTCTGTTTCATTAAAATAACTCTTTGGACTTCCTGAAGATTGATAACCTCCTGCTGCTAAAGCATTTGTTTGTGAAGCATCTTGATTAATTCCACCACCAACTGCGTTAACTGCTCTTGTAACATTTAAATTTACACCATTAGTCCATGATGAACCATCATATGCTTCTGTAACATTTGTACTATATCCTGATGGAGGTATTTGTCCGCCAAAACCTAAAGCTGCTGTTTGTGTTCCAGCAGTTCCAACCCATCTTCTTGCTGTGTTAAGTGAACCACCTGAAGTCCATGATCCATTGTATTCATTTGTTGTTGAAGAATAAGTTGTATCTGAACCATTTAACATTAGTCCAGCTGATGTAGTTCCCAAACCACTAGCTAAAAATACAGCTATTGGATAAGCAGTTCCTGAAGTCCAAGATGAACCATCATATAATTCTGTAAAAGTATTGGTAATTGATCCTGCAGGTCTATTGTCTCCACCTGTTATTAAACTAGCTGTCTGAGTTCCTAAAGCTCCACCATAATATCTTGCGTTTGATAAATTTCCACTTGTTGCCCATACGCTTCCATTCCATTCTTCAGTTGCATTTGATGGATTATCAGCAGAAGGAGTTGCTGCATTTCTTCCTGCAATTAAACCAGCTGTTAGACTACCAGATCCCGCTGCTCCATATCCTGCAGTATTTATATTAGCACCACTAGACCACGCACCAACTGAAACTGATGATTTAAAAACATTACTAGTAGTATTATACCAAATCTCACCTTCACCTGAAGCTGCAGGAGGATCACTTGATACTGATCTTACATATTTTCCAAATATTTCTTTATATTCACTCATAATTTTAAGACGTTGTAATTGTTAAAGTAGTTGTGTTAGTTCTACATCTTAATTGTTGTGTAACTGAATTATACCAAATTTGTCCTGTAACAGGATTAGTTGGATCACCTGCGTAAGACTTGATGGCTTGTCCTTGAATTTCTTTGAATGTACTCATTTAACTCCTTAATTATTTTTTAGAAGCCAACCTTGAGTTCCGTCTGTATAAACCAAAGTACTGGCTGCTCTTTCAGTTCCTACTGTTAAATCGGTTGCAGAGCCTTGAATGGGTTGTGAATTTCTACCTATTGTTAAAGCATTAGAATCAAATGTACCTGCGTAATCTACAAATGTTACAAAATCTCCTAATGATGGAGATGCAGGTAATGTCATTGTAACTACTGCTGATGTTGTATTAATAAAATATCCCTCTCCAGCTACTGCTGTAAAATCTGCTGTCTTAACTGTTTGCCATTGTTCTCCACCAGATACTTCTCCAAAAGTAATATTACCAGAACCATCAGTTTTCATTACTTGATCTGCTGTACCATCTGCTGTTGGATAACTTAATCCATCAAGAATTACTTTACCTGTTCCATTAGGTGTTATTGCAATATTACCATCTGAAACTGAAACGATTGAATTTCCATTTACATCTAAACTACCACCGAGTTGTGGAGAGGTGTCATTTACTAAATCTGTTGCTACTGTAGAATCTAACCAATTAACTGTATTAGCTGTATAGTCTAATGTTGCTAAAGATATATCATCTGCACCATCATAAAATTTTAAAGTAGGTGTAGTTGCTGATGTTGTATCTAGCCAGATTGTTCCAGCGACAGCACCACTTGGTCTTGAAGAACCTGAATTAGATGTATTAATAGCTTCAAGAACACCATTTAAGTCTGTTCTAAAGGCTGGGAAAGATTGGTTCGCTATATCGTAATCGTGTTGTGCCATGATGTTCTTATACTCCTTTTAAAACCCTTTTGCAATAAAATCAAATGTTCTTGATATATTTGTTCCACTTGAATTTTTAAATAAAACATCAAATCCATTAATTGTTTTATTAGATACTGTAAAGAAGTCTCCTGTATTTGCATCTTCCATTGTAACTCCCACAGCATAATTAACAGATTTGAATGGGTTTGTAAATGTAACAGTTTTAGTTCCAGCACCAGATGATATGTCGTTTCCACTAAATATTCTATCAGGCATATCAATCGTTACTGTTACTGCTGATACTCTAGGTGTAGAAGCACCATCTCTTGAAATTAATACTACTCTAAATTTAAAATATCTAGCTGTGTAATCTCCAATAACAAAGTTTTGAAAAGCTGTATATGTAGAATTATCATCACTTGTTGCAACTTCTATATGTGCATTTGCATTAGCTGGTGTATCTCCATCAAAGTTAGAAGAAGCTGAATCAAATAGTCCTGATCTGTTGTCAAATAAATCATCTGGATTATCTGATGTTTGAGTTAAACTAGCTGTGATTCTAGCTGTATGTTTAGCACCTATATCAATTACATCTGAAAATAAATAATTACCACTTGCAAAAAAGTCAGCATTAGCAACACCAGAATCAAAGAATCTAGTTGTTTCATCATCAAAGTTTCCTGACGCACTATCAAATAATTCTGATGAATCTAACTCAATAGCATCATCTGTAATTACAGTATTAGTTAAAGTTCCAGCAAATGTTGGGTGTTCAGATTGTGTGGCTACTGCATTAAAGTTAGATATTCCTGTTACATTAGAAACAATTGCAGTTGCATTAGAACTAAAGTTACCTAATTTATCTACTGCTTTTAAAAGATAAGTTCCAGCCCTAGCTGGTACAGAAATTGAAGTTGCAGGTCTTGATACTTTTTCTACTAATGCTACCGAGTTTTGCCAATCAGCAGTTCCATCAGTTTCTTCACTAAATCTTAAATTATAATATGCTAAATCAAGATCAGGTATTTGTGTCCAACTTAAATGTGCTTCTTGTCCTACAATATTACAAGCAAAATCCTCAACATCACTAGGTGGTTCAATAGCACCTATAATAGTTCTAGTTGCTGTTACATAACTTGATGATACTCCTAAACTATTTACAGCTTTAACTCTTACATTATAAATCTTTTGGTCAATTACATTTAAGACTCTGTGATTTAATCCTGAACCTTGTGCATAAATAATATAATCTGAATCTGTACTTAATTTGTATTCTACTTGGTAATAATCAACAAAACTATCAGGAGAAGCACCTATCGCTACATCTAAAGCTACAATTACAGTTCCATCATTATATTCAACTAAAGTATCATCTAAAGTAACACTAGCTGGTGGTTGGATAGTAAATGGATTAGGTAAATTAGTTGATGGTGTAGAACTAACTTGTGCTTTTGTTGCCCAAGTATAATGACCAGCTTGATATTCAACAAGAGATAATCCTATTGTATAATCTTCGTTAAAAGTTAAACCCATAACTCTAAATGCTTTTGCAGAAAAACCTAATGAACTATGTGTAATATTAACTATATCACCAATCGCTAAATCATAAGCATCAAAGCTAACATTAATACCAAGTGTTAATGCTTCTCTACTTCTTCTTAAAATAACTTCTGCCATTTCTTCTGCTTGATATGCAGATGTTAAAGTTTTAAATGTAAATCTACCCTCTAATAAAAAACCACCATCAGCAGTTTTCATATTTGCGTGTCTGTCTGCACTTGGTAATCCTGAATCGTCAATAGGTGGAAACTGAACTTCATTAACTTGGAAATTTCTAGCTGGGTCAACAAATCCAACTATAACTCTATTGTATCTTTCATTCTTTGTTGGAATAGATAAATTATATCCACCTATAATATCATCTTCTGTTAATGTAATAGATGCACTTCCTGTTGTTTCAATAATTAAACTATACTTACCTTGTGTGTATGGAAGATAACCTCTGCAACCTTTTAACATTTCTCTAACATTATCTATAATCTTTTGTGATGTATCTAATGCAGTATTTGTATCAAAAATATTTATATCACTTGCACCTGAATAAGGTGTTACTTGTGTTACACAAACTTGTGAAGCATCATAAAAACTTTGTAAATTTATTTCTGAAATTGCTACACCTTTTCCATATCTTTCATTTGTTAGGTAATCTAATAAACACCAAGCTGGATTAGTTGAGTAAGCCGCAGTTTGTGCTTCTAAACTAGAATTATATGCTACTACTTTTTTACCTTGTATCTTTGCTTGTACTTTTGGTATTCCAGTAAATGCGTCTTGATTCCATTTAAACCTTAATGCTAAATAACATAGACCAGATAATTTATGATTACTTCCCCAAGATGATAATGTTGATAATAAAGATGATGCTGATTGACCATCTGTTCCAAAATGAGGTTCTACTCTAATTAAACTTGCTGAATCTTTATAGAAATTACTATCTCCACTTCCTACTTCTACTTCTGTTCCATCTGATAATGCACTTGCCCAAGTAACAGCTTTATCATCTACTCTTATTTCTTCTATATCATTTATCTCTCCCTCTGACATAACGATTGCCATATATAAATAAGTATTATCTGTGCCTGATGTTTCCATAAAGACTCTAGTTCCACCAACAAGTCTTTCTCCAAATATAACAGGAATGTTTGAGTCATTACTTTGTTTATTAACTAATAAACCTCGTTCAAAATCATCAAATTCATTTGTACCAAAATCTTCTATTTCAGGAACTTTTGGTCTTAATGCCCAAGCTAAAAATAATGTAACTCCAAGAGATACAAGAGGATTCATGTTTTTAAAGAATCCAACAGCTTTAGTAACAGCTTTTACTATTCCACCAAATCCACCAAAACCCATTATGCTCTACCCCATTTAATATCTTGTACTGTTTGAGATGCAAAGTCCATACCTACATCTGTACTAAAGAATCTTTGTTGTGATGTATTATTAGTTTTACGACCATTCTTTTTTTCAAAGTCTGCCCAATGTGATACGATTGATAAACCAACTGTACTGTCTTTTTCTCCCTCTTGTATTTCAAAACTTTCTATCTTTCCTCTGTAAAGTAAAAATGGGTCAGCAATTATAGCATTAGAATCATTTAAAAAACCTCTATAAATATCTACATTATCATTAACTACATTTTCATTTAATACTGTTGAAATAAATGTTTGGTCTGCACCAGATAGATTAATACTTACACTTGATTTAGTAACATCTGTTTCTTCTGTATGATTAGATATACCTAATATAAAATCACTAGAAGAATAAGTAACTGATGAGCCTGAAACTGATGAGGTTAATGGAAAAGAGCAATCAGTAATGTTAATAGGAGTAGCGAACCCAATAGTGATAAGATGGATTGGTCTAATATCATTTGTT